TACGACCTCGAGTGTTGTTTTTACCGATGCGACATTGGCGAATCTATTTGCAAATGTTTCACCAGCAGAAGCCATCGTGGGAAGCATAAAATATCGGGCCTTGTCATTTAAGAATACCTCGGCGCTGACGGCATACGCCGCCATTGTTTATATAAGCCAGGAAACAAGTTCGGCCGATACGACCGTGGCGATCGCCTATGACTCAACCGGAACGCAAAGCATTGTGAATGAAACTACAGCCCCCACCGGCCTTTCCTTCTCTACACCTGTTTCGCTGGCAACAGGAATAGCCCTTGGAGATGTAGCGGCCGCAGGGATAAGGCGTATTTGGTTTAAGAGGACGGTCACGGAATTGGCTGCGATGGCGGCAGATGAAGGGAAGATTACGATATCCGTTGGTAATGCTCCTTGAGTTATTTCCTGCTGGCGAGGGGGGATGGAAGTACCCCCGAAACATATAGTATTAGTCGTACTTTTGCCTATTCATGGACAATATATGACGAGGTTGTTGCTGAATTTACTTTCCTTTGGGATATCTACGATATACTCGAGAAAGAATTCTCGTATAAATGGGGTATTTATGCGTATTTGGTGAAAGAATGGACTTTTAAGTGGAACATCGGGTATTACGTTTCAAGAGAATTCGCATATCTTTGGGATATCGGTATGCACTTCTCGGGGAAGATAAAGCATAGTTTTAAGGCAAATGTCGTTATTGATAGGTTCTACAGGAAGTTCAGGGAATGAGCGCCCCAGTTCTGTCTTTATCGTTGCTTACTCCGACAAGCGTTAGGCTTTCGTGGACGTATACGGCATATTATGGAGATGCGATTTTTGATGTTTGGTGGAAATCAGACCATCCGGCCGGCCAAGATTTTGTTCTACATGGAAGGACGGCCGATCTTACTTATGATGTAACGGGACTTTCTTGGACAACAACCTATACTTTTAGGATTATGGCTATTGTAGGAGCGTGGCCTGATGGAGAGTATAGTAACGAGATAGAGATATTTGTTTGTTGTGGACAAGGGGTTGCTACGCCGGCGTTTAATTATTGGCAACAAGCGGTTGATCCTGATTTCGGACTCGTTGCTTTTGTATCAAAAGAAGATAGTAACACGAACATTTATTATTACGATTGGGAATCATCTGTATATTACTGGCACGGTAGAGATACAGAAACCTATGTAGACGGCGATAGCAGTATGCCTGTTTCGGTAAGGAAGGTCGGTAATATAACGGCTATCCTTGATATCATTGGTGGCCCCGCATCTATCTTCGGTTACACAAGTTCCCATTATAGATTCCTTTTGTGGGAGCAGGGAGTAAGCCAGGATTTTACCCGTAAGGATCTTTATTTCGGCGTTACATCTGAGCCGGTAGTACCCCCCTTTGTTAACATATCCTCGTTTGGATCCGCGGTTTCAATGGAATTTAACGGGGAAAGGGTTGTCGTTGCTTCCCTGTATGATAAGTACCTTACTGTTTCCCCGACAACATACTCGGGTGCTTATGTTACGATCAGGGTATCGGAAGATCGTGGAGTAACCTGGGGAAATGAGATTGAAATAGCATCTTCGGCCGCGAGAATAAATGAGATGAATTTCTTTGCGGGATCCGCGATCTGCATGACCGAAGCCGAGGATGGATCTATATGGATTACCTATAAAACGTCTGATCCGGAAGTTATTGTTACGACGGCAACGGCTATATTCAAGTTGTATAAATGGACACAGGCTGATGGGGTTTCTCTTATAAAAACAATAACAACCCTGATAACAAATGCATATACGGAAATCTCTCCTTACTCTCTAAATTATATGTTGGGCGGGGCTTATGCCAATATATATGCAGAAGGAACTAAAATCGTTCATGCCTACACGAATGATATTGATATAGCCGAATCGGAAGTATTAAACACTCCCGGGGAAAGGGTTGGAACGGCAAGTGTAATGGTGGATGTAAGTAATGATACTGGATCAACCTGGAATTTGAGGGAAATTATACTTCCGGATACTGCAACTATAGCATGGATTACCGATGGAATAGAAAACATACTTCCGTGTGTTTGTATTGCCAGCGGGAATATAATTATGTATTTGCACGTTGGTAGCACTAATGCGAACAAACAGCCAGTTATAATAAGAAGCACCGACGATGGGGCTACTTGGTCTATCGTTTATACGTTCCCAAACTACTCCACCACGCTCCCATACATTTTCGTTATGCGATCAAACGGGGATCATGTTGCCATTACCGGATGCGGAGTCGCACTTCGAGCAGAAAATGAGAAGGCCCTTTGGGAATCATTCGATGCCGGCGCAACGTGGACAGAGGTTGAAACGACCTTCGCCTTGAATATCCTTGTTCCAACTTCGCCGGTATTGGCAACGCCGTCATATCCGGCAGCTCCACCGTCTGACATACCAGCCGACCCAGGTACGGCGCCCGATATTGGAGGACCCAATGCTCCAACAAGTATAGTATCCGATTCAGTTTCCATTTCGCAGATTGATTTGACTTGGGTTGATACTTCGAGCGATGAGGATGGGTTCGCTATATATCGAGGGCTTTCTCGTGGATCGGTAACGGACATGATCGCCACCGTTGCGCCAGGAGTAACGACATATTCTGATACCGGGTTGCCGTCATCTACCTGGTTCTATTATACCGTCAGATCCTTTAACTCGAGCGGGTACTCATCTATATCCGGCCATGCCTGGTCGCAAACGTGGGATGAGATAACGGCATGGTCGAATATAAGCGAATTTACGATCGTAGTTCCTATATTGTATTTGGACATTATTTGGGGGGCTATTGATGGAGCGTTGACATATCAAGTACAAGTATCAACTGATTCCATATTCTCGGATGTTATTTTTGCCATTGAAACGGCAGAATTAACCGTAAGGGTGGATGCTGCTGTCGGGACGTATTATTGGAGATATCGCGGAGTAAGGGTTTAGGGAGAATATATTGGATCAGATAACTAAATCTCCAATCGAGAAGTTCCCGGTTTATTTCAATTTCTCGAATGACCTTATCGCAGGAGAAACGATAACCTCCTTTGTTCTAACCTCAATCAACGCAACAACGGGGGAAAGCTCCGCGAGTGATCGAGCGTATGATGCCGGTCCTCCGGTAGTCCCTGCGATCGTCAAGGTAATTGACAGTTCTGCGAATCAGACTCCGGATATCCAGGTTGTCCTGAAAGACGGTGTAGAGGATGACGAGCATCAGATCCAATGCGTAGCGACCACAAATAACGGAAACACCTACCAGCGAGATTTGCTACTTGCGATTCATTCAGAAGTGACAGATTCCTTCACGAAGCAACCAGGCGATACATCGACGTTCGATGTTGATTTTACGCGCAGACTTGGGGGAGGGGATACCGTTACATCGTCAAGTGTTGTGGCAATAAAAGAATCGGACGGTCTTTCTGCAAGTGTCACGCTGGCCCCCGCGGTTGTCAGCCCGAAAGTGGGTGTTCCTGCTTACGGGGGTACGGATGGCGAAACATACCGCATCGGAATTCGTGGAGCGACGGCTTCTGGTTATATTTACGAAAAATTCGTCCGAATGAATGTGCAGGAGTTTTAGATGCCGGTTAAATACTTTTCATTCGATGAGGTTGACAAGGGGACCGTAACGCAACTCCCCTCCACAAAGGTTGCGTTTACGACCGGGAACAACGTACGGATCACGCCTGGATATGTTTCCAAGACTTTCGGCAAATCACTATTGGCTACCAATGCCGGGGTTTTGCCGATTCGAGCCATGTTTACGTTTATTGGAACAGATGGGGCTGTTCGGACGATCATGTGTTGTGATTCGGCCGTCTACGTTTACAATTCAACCTTCGGGTCTTATGAAGATATCACCCCCGCATCGGCTCCTACCGGGGGATCAACCGATACCTGGCAGTTTGATCTCGTTTCCGGACTTCCGGTTCTATCGAATGGCAAGGATGGGATTTGGAAATGGGTATCCTACGCGGGAGTATTGACGGCATTGACGGGGGCGCCCACCTGGGCAAGACGTCTATCGAGTTGCATGAACCGCCTGGTTGTGTCGGATCTCAAGGAGGGAACACCTTCCGCTTATACCGGGAGGGTGCGCTGGTCGGAACCGGGAAATCCCGAAAACTGGACGATCGACACGACGAACAAAGCCGGCCGACACGATATCATGTCCTACCAGGGCGGGGTCGAAGCTCATGCGAATATCAAGGCGCAGATCACCCGGGCGCATGAGGTTTTCTTCTTCACGGAGCGGGGATTGTGGAAAGCCGATTTCGCCGCTGCCATGCGGAATTTCGTATGCGTGAATCCGATTACGGAGATCCTGTCCTCGAGGGCCTTGTGCAAGAAAGAGGAAACGATCTACTTCATCGGCAAGAACGACCTTTTCTGGACCGGGGGCGGGGATCCTACGGCTTTCGGTCTGCCGATCCGCGACGAACTGTTCGGGAACCTCAACGCCAGTTACTACCATACGGCCTTCTGTTTCGCTCCGTTCACGACGAGCGAGGTTTGGTTCTGCGTAGCCCAAACGGGGTACACGACTCCCAACAAGGCTTTCATCTACAACACCGAAACGAAGTCTTGGACGATCCATGACGCTGACTTCTCTTGTCACGCGGAAGCCCTCCATACCGCGATCCCCTACGATGTTGTGGGAAACGCCTCGGGACAGATCCTTCGACTCGACAGCGGCTACAACACGGCCGCGGGGCTGGCGATCGACGGTCGGATCGAAACGGGGGATATGACGTTCGGCGCCCCCGATCGGATGAAGCGGATCTCGGACGTTATTCCGGAGCTGGCCGTTCAAGACACGGTAAGCGAACTGATGATCCAGGTCGGCTTGCGGAACCGGCTATCGGACGATATCAAATGGTCGGACGCCGTTCCCTTCACGATCGGGGTATCGGAAAAGACGGATTTCAACGGATTCAGGCGAGAGGGGAAATACGTCAGAGTGCGGTTCTACTCGGACCTTCTGACAAGTCCCTGGGCCTTGAGTGGATACACCATAAAATATGAGGAAGGAGGGACAAGGTGAGTCTACAGGGAATCAGGGAGAATGTAGGTTCAAGGACGGTCGTTGAGGAAAACGGGACGTTCCGGTTGCAGTCGGAGCAGGTTAAAATTCAACTCATCATGGGGCTGATCCCCTGCCAGAATCAGTACATCCTGAACGTGGTGTCTCCCGT